CCGTACGCGGAGTGGTACTGCGTCGGCTGCGGGCGGTCGTGGGCGTTCATGTCCGAGCCGCACAGTCCCAGCACGCCGGAACGTGAAGCCGAGGCTGAGAAGGTGAAGGAGCGATTCCAGACGGTCGCTCGCGACATCATCGTTCCGCGCTCGCAGTTCGCCTGGTGCGAACGCTGTAAGGCTGGCAGTGATCACGACACGCACGCGACGGACGAGGAGCGTGCGGCTTCTGATCGTGCTTGGGACGAGCTACGGGCGATGCGTCTCTCGCCAGATCGGCTACCAGCATGAGCGCCACCACAACACCGTCGCTGCGCTGGTCGTCGGTGCGCTCGTGTGCCCGCAAAGCGATCTACGAAGCGACCGCGGCACCCGCACGGGAGCGGACGCTGAGAGAAGACCGTCAGCTTTACCGTGGCCGGTCGGTCGGCCATGACTGGATCGTGGCGGTCGCGACGGAGAAGATGTGGAAGGTCTGGGTTGACTCAGGCCCGAGCCACTGGCTGCCGCCGGATCTGTCAGCCAGCAGCGAGGACGAAGCCGACGTGGTCGCCGAGCTGCGTGTCCAGTGGGAGATGGGTGTCGGCCACGCGGACCTTTACATCCGGGAGACGGACACGGTCGTGGAGGTGCTGTCGTCGCAGAACCCGACCGGCGACATGGTGCACTCGAAGTTGGTCCAGGCACGAGGCTACGCGCGGGCGCTCGACGCGTCGAACATCGCGCTGATCGTCGTCGACCCGTCCACGCTCGAGGAGGAACGCGTGATCGTCACGTCCCGGTCTGCTCAATGGGATGCGTTGGCGGCCGAATGCGACGAACGCGTGACACAGGTGCTCGGCTGGCGCGACAGCGGGCAGCTTCCCGGCCGGGTGTGCGGCAAACCCGGCGACGCGTGGGGGCATTTCTGCACGTTCGCGGAGCACTGCTTCGACGGCTATGTGCCCGCGACAGCGGAGGCGATCGACTCGGAGGACGCACAGTTGCTCGCGATCCGGCTCGCGAACGTGAAAGCGAAACGACGCGAGATCGGCGCCACGGACAGGACGCTCGAGGAGGAGCAGAAGGAGATCCAGGCGAAGCTCGACCCGCTCGTGCCGGCCGGCGAATGGCAGGTCGGCGGCTACCGGGTGAAGCGCTCCGACCGGACACGCAAGTCGTTCAAGCTGCCGCTCGCTGAGAAGGACTCCAGGCTGCCGGACGAGCTGCTGGCCGAGTTCACGTCGATGTCGGAGTTCACCGTGTGGGACGTCGAGCAGACCGGGCCGGCGGTGGTGTACGAAGACGACGCCGCGCCTTGGACGGACGCCGACCTCGAGACGCCGTTGGAGGCGTTCTGATGGACACAGTTGATCGTCGCGTCGCGGAGCTCGTCTACAGCGGCGCCGCACGCGCGTACGGCTTCCGCCCCGTCACGGGCGACGGGGCCGACGAGCAGCTTTGCGTGCGGTGTCAATGGGAGCGGCCCGACGCCGGCCATCTGGTCTGCGCGACATGCGAGCAGGAGGCTGCGCGGTGAACGACCAGACCGATTCGCTGAGGGCATTCGCCCCTGGAACGTGTCCGTGCGGAATCGAGGACGCGGAGCATTACCCGTTCGACCACAGCCGGGTCGTCGTCCCCACGTCGAAGAACTGCCCGATCCATTACTGCACGGGCGATCCTGATTGCACAGCGACCAAGCATCTGCACGGTTGCTTTGCCGACGCGGGCAACTGCGACCGCCCAGGAGAGCATCGTGCAGCGTGACGGAACACCGCAGCGGGCGGGGTGCTACGTGTGTGGCAAGCGGCCCGTCGTGGCGACGCGGACGTTCTTCTGCACGGCCGGCCCGACCGTCAGCGGCGACGTATGTGGGGCGCACCTGGATGACTCACCGCGGCCCTGCGCTTTTTGCGGTCACGTCACCGACGTAGCCGACCTCATGGACGTGATTCACGGCATCTTCGAGAGGCTCGTGACGGTCGCGCCGCCTCCGCCGAACTTCATGACGAATACGGACGAGTACGTCGTGGTGCTCAAAGAAGCTCGGAGGGTTCTCGGTGGCTGATCTCGGAACGCCCTCACCTCTGCCCGCTGATAGCGCCAGCTCCGATCTCGTGCAGTCCCTACACGAGCGCGCCACGCTCGTGGCGACGCTGCAGAACCCGGAGATCACCCTTGCGCGCGCCGCGGCGACCTACATCCTCTTCAAGCGCCGCCGGCTGACCGCCGCGTCGGAACGCGGCTACAAGCACGTCCTCGACGAACTGACGATCAACCATCCGGGCTCGAGGTTGCGCGACTTCGACCCGCCGACCGGGACGCTCGTGATCGAGGAGTTCCTCGCGACCCGCTGGGGGCATCTAGCGCCGCGCACCTACAACAAGAGCTACTCGATCCTCTCCGACTTCTTCGAGTGGCACGTCGCGCGCGGCACGCTCCTCAGGACTCCGATGGGGACGCTCGAGCGTGCGAAGACGCGGCCTGTCCTGCGCATCACGTTCAGCGACGTGCAGGTCGTGCAGATCCTTGCGGCGAACACGCCCGCGCGCGACCAGATCGCGCTGCGGCTGCTGCTCTTCTTCGGCATCCGCAAGGGCGCATTGCGAGGCGTCCGTCTGGAGCACTTCGACGTCGAGAAGCGGCGGCTCACCGTGTTCACGAAGGGCGAGAAGATCCATACGCTGCCAATCGTCGACGACACGATCTGGCAGCTCCTCGCCGACCTTCGCGAGCCTGGCGATCACTACCTGCTGCCGAAGCAGAAGACGAGGAAGCGGATACCGCCAACCAAGGCTGCGTTGAAGCAGCTCGCCGCGGCGGTCGCCTCGACCCGTGAACCTCTCACGGCGGCGGCCGTCGACGCGCAGTGCGCGCGCGAGCTCGCAGACGTGCTCGACGCGCTCGAGCTGGCAGATGTTCGGCTGAAGCTCGCGATCGACGCCGCGTCGACACAGACAAAAGTCGATCTGACCCAGCCGATCGGCGAGCACGGTGCCCATCTCTGGTGGTACCGCTGCCTCGCCCGCGCCGGCATCGTCACGAAAGGACAGACGGCCGGGCGGAGGATGCACAGCGCTCGCCACACGGCCATCCAGCGGGTGCTCGACAAGACGCAGAACCTGAAGGCCGCGCAGCAGCTCGCCGGGCACGCGAACATCGGCACGACCGGCGACACCTACACCGACTGGACACTCGAACAGCAGGCCGAAACGATGCGCGAGGTGCTCGGGTGACCTCGAGCCTCGGCATCGAACTGACGGGCCTGTATGACTGCGCGCGGTTGGTGCGCGAGCTCGGCGTGTCGCGGAAGGCTGCGGAGGCGATCATGTTGCGGGTCGACAAGCAGAAGGTTCCGGGTTTGCGCAAGGTGTATGTGAGGGGCGCGGACGTGCAGCGGCTGCTTGACGAGAACCTGGTGGACGCGAAGAGCGAACGGCCGCTGGGGAGGGTCGCGTGAGCCCGGCGTGGATCCGTCCTCGTGTCGTGAAGGTGACGAGACGGAACCCGCGTGGCCGGACGTTCCAGGTGCTGTATCGGCGTGGCGGCCGCGGCACGCCGATCGAAGCTGCCGGCAGCTTCAAGACCGAACGGGAGGCGAAGACCCGCCGGGATCTCGTCGCCGGCTGGCTCGCGCAGGGTCGTAACCCGAAGGCCGAGCTCGCGACCCTGGTTGCCGCCCCCGTCGTGGCGCGTAGCTATCTGGCGACGGCGGAGGCGATGATCGTGTCGCGCCACGACGCCGCCCCGAGCACCCTGCAGGCGAAACGGCATGCTCTCGGAAAGCTGCAGGCGGTCCGACCCGATCTGGCGGCGAAACCGCCCGAGGCGTGGACGGTCTCGGACGTGCAGGAGTTGGTAGCGGCGTTCATCAATGCGGGACTGTCGCCCTCGACGGTCGAGAAGTATCTGGGTGACGGGCCGAAGGGCGTCCTCGACTTCGCCGGCATCGACCCGAACCCGGCCCGCGACCGGCGCGTCAGACTTCCCGCCACGACGGCGGCGGAGGTTGCGCCGCCGCCCGCATCGGCCGTGCTCGCGATCCTCGCGGATGTCGCGGACAGGTTCGTGCTTCCGATCGTCACGCTCGAGCAGACCGCGATGCGGGTCGGCGAACTGTGCTCGCTGCCGTGGGGAGACGTGGATCTCGCCGGGTCACGGTTCCGGCTGTCACGCGAACGGACGAAGACGAGGCATCCGCGCTGGGTGCAGGTGCCCGGCTGGCTGATCGACGCGATCTCGGACACCTGCCCGCTCGAGGACAGGGCCGCCGGTCGGCTCGTCTTCCAGCGCGTTACGGAGTCGTCGATCCGGGCGACGATGGCGCGCGCCTGCCGCAACGCCGGCATCCCCGTCTACTCGCCGCACGACCTCCGCCACCGCCGCGCATCGCTCTGGCACGGCCAGGGCGTCACGTTGCGCGAACTGATGGACCGCGGCGGCTGGAAACGCAGCGAGATCGCGATCGACACCTACAGCCACGTCATGCCGCTCGACGAGATCCCCGACAAGGCTCTGCAGGCGATCATCGCGGCACCGCCGAAATCCTCCAGGACACGCCTGTGATCTCTCCCGGTGCTGCCCCCGTGATGACGGCAAGGCCGGAGCACGCTACGCTTCCGCTCAACCATGCGGGTTCCAGAAGGGTTGTGCGTTCTTCCGCTGGAAGAGATGGGTCTGATCGGCTAGCCGCACAACCGCACGTTTTCCACGGGTTTACGTCGCGCGATGGGTGCACCTGTTTTGCGCCTGACGCGCTTGGATCGTCCCGTCGTGATGACTGGGTGATCACTTTCTATTCGGCCTCCGTGCGCGCGACGTGGTTCGTCGCACGGCTCCTTCGTGCCGTCGTTTGTCCGCTGTCCCTCCTCGACCGTGGCTGCGTCGACTCCGGCTGCGGGTGCGCCCCTCGAGCATCGGAGCCATCATCAGGTTTGCAGCCCTCATGGCCGCTGTCGCGGTCTTCGCGTTCGTGCATGTCCAGTCGCCTCGTGGAGCCTCGGTGACGGTGTTGAGGTTGCGGGAGCACCGTCAGGTTCGTTCGTTGCATCGTCATGTCGGGACGCTCAGGTTTTTCGCGCGTCATCGTCGGCAGGCGCATTCGGTTGTGGGCCGTCGTGAGATACGGCGTGCGCGGGTGTGGGTGCGGATCGTTCGGCGGGAGCTAGCCGAGACACGCGTGCAGTTGCGGCCCAGGTCGCTGTTCACGGGTCTGCCGTCGTGGTGGCTGGCGCAGGCGTCGTGCATCAGGTCGCACGAGGGCGCGTGGACGTCGAACACGGGCAACGGCTATTTCGGGGCGTACCAGTTTCTTCTGAGCACGTGGGAGTCGGTCGGGGGACGTGGTTTGCCTTCGAGCGCGTCACCTGGCGAGCAGACGTTCCGTGCACGGCTCGTGTGGTTGCGCGACGGCGGCTCGTGGGTCGAGTGGGGCACGGCGGGGATGTGCGGACTCTCCTGATGGCGGCGGCTGCGAAAACCGTGCGCGTGATCGACGGCACGGATGTCGTGATCGTCCAGGCCTACGAGCGCATGTGGCATCTGCCTGCGAAGGGAGATGCGCAGCTCGGCCGGCGGACTCTCTGCGGCCTCGAGGGGTTCGTCTACTCGTCGTCTGTTACGGCCCAACGGAAGGCGTGCCAAGTCTGCGTCGGGCGGGCACCGAAGGGGGTGATCGTCAAGACGCGTGCGCGGCCGAAGAGTGCGAAGCGCCGCGGGTCGCCGTGCAAGATCTCAGAGACGCAGTTGCGGGCTCTGCACCATGCGCACTGGGAGCAGCGTGTCCCGATCAACGAGCTCGGCCGCCGCTACTGGCAACGGTTCGGCTACAAGAGCGCGAGGGCGTGCGGTAACACGATCTCGCATCATTTCCGCTGCCGCGGCTGGGAGACGCACGACCGGATCGAAATGACGGTGCAGGCGTCGACCCGTCACGGGATGAAGCGCCGCAACGGGAAGTCGTCGGTATACAAACGGTTTCAGGCCGACCAGGTCGGAGCGCAGTACGACGCGCCGTGCGCGGCGCTGACCCGGCTCGGGAAGCCGTGCCGCGCACGCGCGATGCAAGGCAGCGACGTCTGCCAGTCCCACGACGGAGGTCGTCGGGCCGCGCACGTCGCGCACATGGCGGCGATGCGCGCGCGCTCGCCGATCCATGACCCGGCGCGTCTCGAGGACGCCGCACCGCTTTCCGCGCTGCTCGTCGCCTACCAGGCGGCCGGTGGACGGTGGCGCGCGCTCGCACGCGAAACGGCCGTCCCGGAGCACTGGCTTTCGCATATCGCGAAGGGCAAGCAGGAGCGCGTCGACCGCAGCCGCGCTCAGACGATCCGTGAGGCGCTCGCTTCGTGACTGTCCGCCAGGGGCCTGTGGCGGGGGAGGCGGCGCTCGTCGCGAGGTGGCGTCCGTTCGCGCTGTCGGTCGCCCGCGACTATTTCCTTCCGGGCGCGTCGGCGGACGATGTGCGCCAGGAGGCCCTGATCGGTCTTCTCTCCGGCCTCCGTTCGTTCGACCCGGAGCTTGGCGCGTTGCAGTCGTTTCTGCATCTCGCGATCACGCGAAGGTTGCAGCAGGAAGTGACGGCCGCGAACAGGCTGAAGCACCGTCCTTTGAACGAAGCCCTTGGAGGCACGGTCGCGCTCGAGGACGGCGAGGCGGAGATGTTCGACATGGCGCCTTCGCTCGCCGCTTCGGTGGAGGAGCAGTTCGAGCAGCGGGAACGGGTGCGCGCGATCGTCGCCGCGGCCCGCACGTTGACGCCGGTCGAGCGTGAAGGGCTCGCGCTGGTCGTGAACGGCGGCGAGTACGCGCATCTTCCGAAGCGCGTCGACAACGCCATCGCGCGGGCACGCCAAAAACTGCGGGCTGCGGCGTGACCCGCCCGGATCCTCCCGTGACGCCGAACAGCCCGTGTGCGGTGTGTGGCCGTCCGCGCCACCCGGAACGGTCGGAGAAGTACGCGCGCGGGCAGGCGGAGCTGGACGCGTTCTGTTCGAGTGCGTGTTGCCGTCGGTGGTACGGCACGACGATCGTCAGGGACGGGAGCGTCACGTGACCTTGGACGAGCTGCCGGTCGTGTGCATGGTGTGCGGCCGCGAACTGATCGTGTGCTGCTACGTCGACGACGTGGACCCGGAGACGTACAGGTGTCTCGGCTGCCGACCGGTCAAGCAGCACGCGGCGCCGTCGTCGGATCTGGGTGAGGCGATGGCTCGCGCACGGAAAGCAGCGAACGTCTGATGCCGCTCGTACGGACAGGCGCGACAGAGGCGCGGCTCGCGCTCGCGGGACGCGTCGCCGAGCTGCGGGCGCACGGTCTGACGCATCGCGAGGTCGCAGGCGAACTGGGCATTTCGCGGTCGTATGCGTCGGAGCTCGCGGTAGACCCGGACGGCAGTGACGGGCGCGCGCGGAAGGACGGTTACGGCGGCCGGTGCGTCGACTGCGGTGCCAGGACGTCGGGGGCGGACGGACGAGACAGCGCGCCTCAGCGCTGCAACCGTTGCGCGCTCGCGAACCAGTCGGCCGAGCAGCACTGGACGCGTGAGGCGGTGCTGGACGCGATCCGTCGCTTCGCCGCCGCACACGGCAGGCCGCCAGGCGCCCAAGAGTGGGTCGCGTCAGACCCGGTGAACGGCTACCCGCCCCGCACGGCTGTCTACCGGGCAGGCAAGAAATCCGCCGCGCACTTCGACAAGTGGGCCGACGCGATCGAAGCAGCCGGGTTCCCGAGACCGCTGCAAGGCCGCCACCACCGCGCCGCCCGCAACACCGTCAGCCATCAACAGACCGTCGAAGGAAGGAAGGTTCAGATGCGCCCCTATATCGTCCTCGAACAGCAGAAGGACGGCACCTGGCTCGCCCACGAAGGCGTCGAGTCGTACTCCGAACAGCTCGCGATCGAGGCGTACATCGCGTCGCTCGCCGACACGAACGGCCACGCCGCAGGACGGTACGTCGCCATCCCCGTGTCCCGTTGGATCGTCCGCGAACTGCAGCCGGTCACGAGCTTCAAGGCGGTCCCCGTAACCGCATGACCGTCTACGTCCCCCGCACGAAACAGCAACGAAAGCAGCTCGCCAACCTGCAGCCGAACGGCCAGAAAACGGTGACGTTGAAAGGCTGCGGCCACGAGACGGACAGGCCGCCGCAGGTGTCGAACCCGGACCGCTACTGGTGCTGCGGCCAGTTCAGGGAGGCGCGCAAGTGAGCCGCCCCGGCACGCCTGAGTTCAAACGGGAGCAGCTCTACAAGCAGCAACTCGGCGAGGACGCACTCGAGCGGCAGACGACCGAGCGCGGCGAACGTCATCCGTGCTGCTGGGAGCTCGTCCAGGACGGCCACCACCCGGCCTGCTCGAAACGCCCCGACGACGAGCCGGCGCGGGTCCACGAGAACCAGGCGTCCATCCTGTGACCGAACGGCAGCTCCAGGACGCCGTGATCGCCTGCGCCCGCCTGCTCGGCTGGAAGGTTGCGCACTTCCGGCCCGCCCAGACAGCGAAAGGCTGGCGTACCCCCGTCGAAGCTGACGGCGCGGGTTTCCCCGACCTGATCCTCGCGCACCCGTCGAACGGCATGGCTGTCTACGCGGTTGAGTTGAAAGCCGCTGCAGGCCGCATCTTGCCCGCTCAGCAGGGCTGGCTCGACGTGCTCGAGCAAGCAGGCTGCCACACCGCCGTCTGGAGGCCCGACGACTGGCGCAGCGGCCGCATCGAAGCCCAACTCCGCCTCACAACCGAACCCCCGACAGGAAGGACGACATGACCGAGCAGCCGACACTTACGGCCGCACCCGACCCCACGCCGACGCCGGCGAAAGACACCACGAAGGATCCGACGCCGACCGAGTACGTGATCCTCGAGAAGACCGCCGGCGGCGACTGGATCGAAGCCGGAAACGAAACCGCCCCCGGAACAGACGCGGCGATCCGCAAACACCTCGGCGACACCGTCCCCGCCAACGGCCTCACCCTCGTCGCCGTCCCCGCACGGTCATGGAAGCCCAAGACGATGAAGGTCGAGCAGACCACCACCGTCCGGCTCGTCTAGGTGGCTTGAGGGGACTTGAGATACGTCACCGTGGAGAGTAGGGCCGTGGGCGTGCACCCACGGCCTCACTGCGTCTCAGAGCCCGCCCCTGTGGCAACGGGTGCACGACTTTCGCCGCGGGGGCGGACTCAGGGACGCGTGGGACCAGGGCGCCGCTGATGGCCCGCACGATCGGCGTCCTGAAGGTCGAGGTGTGGGAGCCCGTAAGCGAGTTCCGCACCCTCGAGCTCGTGCCGCAATGGGCCTACGTCATGCTGCTCTCGCAGCCGCAGATCTCGAACCTCGGCATCCTCCCCTACACCCCCGAGAAATGGGGACGCCTCGCCGCCGGCCTGACCGTCGAAACCGTCGAGACGGCGCTCAGGACACTCGACGAACGCCGGTTCACCGTCACCGACCGAGACACCGGCGAGCTGCTCGTCCGGACGTTCATCAAGCACGACAAAGTCTGGTCGCAGCCGAAGCTCGTCACGAACGCCCGCCGGCTCATCCGCGAAGTCGAATCCGCCACCATCCGCGACTACCTCGTCGACCGCCACCCGTGGCTCCGCGAAGCATGGCCGCTCACCCGAATCAAGACCCACGAGGCCTGTGGAAAACCCCGGGAACCGTTAGGGGTAACCGAACCCCTAACCGAAGGGGTAACGCAAGGGGTAAACGAAGGACTATCGGAAGGGGTAACCGAACCCCTCGCGATACCCCAATCCCCCCCGCGCGCGCGTGTACGCGCGGCCCCAGCCCCTGCCCCTACCCCTGATGTAACTCCAAGGGCTGTACTCGACCAGCAGGCCGACTCGCCACCGGCGCCCGCCGCCGAGCCGCCGCACCCGGAAGCCGCCGAACAGCCCGGGGAGCAAGCACGCATACAGGCCCTCATCGAGGAAGCGTTCCCGAAGGTCATGCCGTGACCGAACGCCACGACATCTGGGCGATCGCCGACGCCATCCAGATGGACCTCCGCGCCGCCCAGGCGAAGATGGTCGAGCTCCGCGCCCACCTCGCGCAACTCGACCTGCCCGACACGACCGGCGTCACCTGCTCGAGCTGCGGCGTGAAGCTGCGCGGCCCGAACACGCTCGCCGAGCATGTGCACGTCTCGCACGACGGGCCGCTGCCGGCGCACTGGGTTCAGGCGGACGCGCTGGTGGACGAGGTGGCCGTGGTGGACATCGACGAAAGCCAGGAGACGCTATGACGCGCCGTGCGTGGCAGGAAGGCGACAACGGAGCAATCCGCTGTGAGCGTTGCGGCGGCTACGCGGGCGAGCCTGGCACGGCGATCCACCTGACCGTGGTGACTTCGTGACGATCACGATCAGTGTCAGGCGTCTAGCTATCCGCCGCTGCCGGTTGTACGCTACGGGACGCCAGTGACCCCGCCCACGTCCCCCATCACGAAAGCCAGTCTGCGAATGCGGCCGGCTGCAGATGAGCGCGGCCGACGGTGTGACGTTCCGGAATCTTCGCTGCGCGTTCTGCCCGCCCGACCATCCGAAGCCGACGCTGAAACTCGCGTGACCAACTCCGACATTCAGACGCTGATCGACCAGGCCGTCGCCCAGATCGAAGCCACGACGATCACCTACGGCGACTGGAAGCAACGGGTCGTGTCGGGGTTCTACGCCGGCAAACACATCGACCCGACATCCGGGACCGCGTGGGGGCGCGGCATCGGCTACCTCGAGCGCGCACGCGCAGCGCTCGACCCGACACCCGCACCGACGCCCACGCCTGCCCCGGTGGCGTCCGGCATCCCCGTCCCGACCAGCTCGCCTGCCGGCTGGAAGCTTTCGTTCTCGGACGGCTTCGACACCGACTGCCCCGTCGGCCACTTCCCATACTTCGAATGCCCCTACGAATCCCCGGCCGCGGTTGCGGCGAAGTGGACGTCGTACCCGCCCAGCTACCCGGTCACGAGGGTGAAGACCGACCCGACCGTGAACGGCTTCTACCACACGGAGAAGGCGATCTCGATCCACGACTCGCTGCTCGACCTGCACCTCCACAACGAAGCCGGCGTCTACTGTTGCGCCGCCCCGATCCCGAAACTCCACCCCGACCAGACCGCCAAGTGGGCGATGGCCGCCTCCACCTACGGCCGCTACTCCGTCTGCGTCCGGCAGTCGAACCCGTCGGGCACCTACAAGGTCGCGTGGCTGCTCTGGCCCACCGCCGGCAGCTCGTCGCTGAACGGCGAGATCGACTGCCCGGAATGCAACCTCGACGAGACCGGCAACGCCCGCTGCTTCCACCACTACGCGAACCAGCCGGAAGGCCAGCACCCACAGGCAGCGTTCGACCTCGGCGTGATGTTGAAGGACTGGCAGGTGTTCACGTTCGAGTGGTCGCCCGGTCGGTTCCAGGTGTTCTCCGGCAAGACTCTCGTCGGGACGGTCACGGAGAACGTGCCGGCGAACCCGATGTACTGGGTGCTGCAGTCCGAGCTCGTGCTGGGCGGGCTGCCGTTGGATCCGGCCGACGACGTGCATGTGCTGTGCGACTGGGTCGCGTTCTGGGAGCCCGACACCGCACCCGCCCCTGCTCCTACACCGTCGCCGACGCCTGCTCCGTCGCGTGGCGCCGACCTGCCCGTTGGCCCGTTCACTGAATCGAAGACCGCCAAGTGGTACAGGACGACCGCGGGCGGCACCGTGACGAAGCAGCGCGTCACAGGCGCACCCGACTACGGCGTCGCGACGATGGGCTTCTTCAAGTCTCCGACAGTGCCACCTGACCCATCGACTGGCGTGATGACCATCACCGACTGCGTCGGCGAGAAGATCGGCCACGAACCTCCGACAATGGACGGCACAGGCGAGGCAGGAATCTGGCTCGGCCAGCGTGTCGCTGTGGACAGAGCGTTCGGCGAGGGCTCATGGATGGGTGCCGCAACCGAGGCGCAGTGCTGCGACTCCACCATCAAGAACCTCACCTGCGCAGTCCAGAACGCCGACGGCTCACTCAGCAGGCTGCCACGCATCGGTCTCTACATCGAGCACTGCACCCGGCGTGTCGTGATCGACGGCCTCACGATCCGTTCGCAGGGCAACGGCGTGAACGTCGAGTGGTGGTACGACGCTCTCGCGCGCGGCCTGCCGGACTATTCGCCGTGGATCGCGAAGGAGCTACCAGGCGCACCCGCTGGCAAGTCCGGGTCATTCTCGGTCGAGATCCGCAACTTCGACATCGACTCCGGCGCATGGGGGATCTTCCTCGACGCCGGCACCTGCGGCTTCCACATCCACGACGGCATCCTGCGCGGCGTCAACGGCATCTCGCATCCCGCGAACCTCGCTGTCCCGTCGATGCCGAACGTGATCGACTGGGCCACCATCGACTTTGCTGGTTCAGGGACGAAAGACCACGTCCACTCGAACCAGATCGGCTGACGGTGCTCGCGATCTGGATCATCCTCGGCTTCCTGGGAGCTTCCGCGCTCGTCACGTTCGGCTGGTGTCTGCGCGCCGGTGTGGAACGCAACAATCGCGGCCAGTTGGATCTATCGCGCGCGGCCGCGCGTGGCGAGCTCGACCGGCAACACACAGAGCGCCGATAACTCGTGGACGCGCTGCCGGCGCTCACCGACGAGCAACGCAACGCTGTCGTCGAAGCGATCCGCGCCGACACGAAACTCGGCAACGTCATCGCGCTACGCCAGGCAGGGGTCGAAGGGACGAAAGGCCAGTTGCGTGCGCTGATCGACGACGAGTTGGCGGAGCAGATCCGGGAGGCGCGCGGCTGGTCGCTCGTGCAGGTCGAACAGTCCGCGTGGTCGGTCGCGACCGACCCGGAGCATCCGTCGTGGGACCGTGCGAACGCACGCATCCTGAAGGCCTACCATCCAGCGTTCCGCGACATCTCACGGCACGAACTGACGGGCAAGGACGGCGGCGCGATCCAACTGATCGCCGGCCGCTTCGACCCCGACCTTTGGACACTCGAAGAGCTCGAGCAGGCAAAGACGCTGCTCGAGAAAGCGACGCCGAAAGAGATCACCGATGGCAACGGTTGAGCTCAGCCTGGAGGAGATCGACGCGGCGATCGAAAGACGCCGAAACGGCGAACGCCTCGCCGAAGAAGCGACGCGGCTGGCCGGTGACCTGCGCCAGTTCGTGAAGGCGTCGTGGCACACGATCGTCCCGAACGTCCCGTATGTGCACGGCTGGCACATCGACTCCATCTGCGACCATTTGGAGGCCGTCAGTGCGGGCGAGATCCGCCGGTTGCAGGTGTGGATTCCGCCCGGCACGTCGAAGTCGACGACCGTGTCGATCGCCTGGCCCGTCTGGGAGTGGCTCGCCCGGCCCGAGCTGCGCTACCTGACCGCCTCCTACGACCTGCGGCTCGCGACAAGGTTCGCGGTGAAGTCGCGGGACCTGATCCGTTCCGCCTGGTTCCGTGCCCGCTGGCCGCACGTTGTGTTGAAGCCGGACGAGGATCTGAAGCAGTCGTATGCCAACACGGAAGGCGGCCGCCGGTTCGCGACATCGCCGTCGGGTGGCGCGACCGGCGAACACGCGGACCGCATCCTGATCGACGACCCGCTGGACGCAAACGACGTCGTCTCCGAAGCCGCGCTCGACCAGGTGCGCGAGTGGCACGACGGCACCATCTCAACCCGTTTCGCCGACGCACGTACGGGTGCGGAGGTGATCATCCAGCAGCGGCTCGCGGAACGTGACCTGCCGGGCCATGTGATCGCCGGCGCGGACGACTGGACGGTGCTGTGCCTGCCCGAACGGTACGAGCGGACGCACCCGTTCGTCTACCCGGACCGTGTCGAGCTTCCATCCGGCCGGGTTCTGCAGGGCGACATCCGCGACCAGGACGGCGAGCTTCTGTGCCCGGAAAGGATCGGCGAAGCAGAGAACCTCACCCGCGCCTCGACGCTCGGCGCGTTCCGTGCCGCCGGCCAACTGCAACAGCGGCCCGCCGCCCGCGAAGGCGCGATCCTGAAACGGTCCGGCTGGCGCTTCTACCCGTCCGGATGGCGCGAAGACGACCAACGCCACCACCTGCCCAAGTTCGCCGGGATCGTGCAGTCGTGGGACACCACCTTCAAAGACAAAACCTCCAGCGACTACGTCGTCGGGACCGTGTGGGGCCAGACGGGCGCGGACCTGTATCTGCTCCGCAAAGTCCGCGACCGGATGTCGCTGTCGCTGACGAAAGCCGCGATGCGTGAGATCACCGGGTGGGCCGACGAGCGGTGGCCGCAGATCCCGCACCGCATCCTGATCGAGAAGTCCGCGAACGGTGTCGAGATCATCGAAGAGCTGAAACGCGAGCTGCGCGGCATCACCGCCGTCGTCGCGTCAACGTCGAAGGTCGCGCGCGCCGAAGCAGCCGAACCAGCGCTCGAGGCCGGGAACATCTATCTGCCCGGCCAGGCCGAACCGGGCTCGCCGTCCGGCTACAACGAAGCCGTCACGCCGGCGGACAGCCAGGAGCTGATCGAGGAGTGCGCCACCTTCCCGCTCGGCGACCACGACGACCAGGTCGACTCGTTCACCCAGGCGGTCAACTGGACACGGGGCAACCAGATCCGGCCCGCACGGACAGCGAAACCGCAAGGCCGCATCCCAACCGGGGCACCGACACGGAACCTGACCGTCATCGCCGGCCACCGCTGACGGCTCGGCGTGACGTGGCGAACGTCCCCGCTGTCCCCTACACTTCCAGCCGATGCTTCCCCTCGGCAAGAAGCCAGCGACCGAAGACCGCCGCGACATCCGGCTGAAAGCGCTGCTCGAGCAGACCGGCCAGCCGCTGCCGACACCGCCGCACCGTTTCGGTCACGCGAACCTCTACAGCGGCGACGCGTGGGGAATGATGGGGAACGATCGCTACGGCGACTGCGTGTTCGCCGGCGCCGCCCACGAAACGATGCTGACGAACCACCTCGCACGCCGCACCGTCACGTTCACCGACCAGGCCGTCCTCAGCGACTACAGCGCCGTCACCGGCTTCAACCCGGCGGACCCGTCGAGCGACCAAGGAACGGACGTGCGTGACGCTCTCAAGTACCGGCAGAAGACCGGGATCGTCGACGCGAACGGTGCCCGGCACAAAATAGGCGCCTACGTCGCGTTGACACCCGGCGACTGGGACGAGCTGATGCAGGCCGTCTACGTGTTCGCCGCCGTCGGCGTCGGCGTCGAGTTCCCCGACAGCGCTATGGACCAGTTCAACCAAGGCGAGCCGTGGGACGTCGTCGACGGCGCGAAGATCGAGGGCGGCCACTACATCCCCTGCATGGGCCGCTCGTCGGCCGGTATTGGCGGTGTGGTCACGTGGGCGCGCCGGCAGTCGGCGACGCGGGCGTTCTACGAGAAGTACGCGGACGAGGCGTGGGCGATCGTGTTCCCGGAAGAGCTCCGCGCGGGCAAGACCGAACGCGGCTTCGACCTCGCCGGCCTGAACGCCGCACTCGCGCAGCTCCGGTGACGCCCCGCACCGGGCGCAGGATCCATCTCGCGATGATCGTGTTCTGGGCGGCGAACCTGGTGGCGGTCTGGTTCCTCCCCGCAAGCTGGCGGATCCCGTACCTGGTCGTCGTCTCGATCTACGCGAACCTCGTCGGGCACTGGTCCGCGTTCGCTGCGGAAAGGCCGACCGAGATCGCCGAAGACTGAGGGGACTTGCGTGACGTCCCCCCGGTGCTTTATGGTGACGGGCGTGACGGCTCCTTGTGTCCCTTTGAAGGCTTCGGAGCACGCGGCTGCGGTTGAGCCGTCACACGCCGCTGCGGCCGCGTGCTCGGGAGCCTGGAGGCACACATGAACGACCAGCCATCCTCTCTGTTACCGGACGCCCCTTGCGCTGCCTGTATGCAGGTTCCCGAGGGCGGCGGACGCTGCGGGGAGTGTGGTTCGACGTGGGAGCCAGACGCGCTAGGCACGTTGCAACGCGTCTCGCTGATCGCGGACGTCCCGCGGCAGGTCGCGGAATGGCTTTGCTCGCGGTGTGGAAGCTCCAGCTCTCATCCGTGGCACGCGAACGGCGCAGCGCGGCTGATCCTCTGCGATCGCTGTGAGATGGCGGAGAACCAGCTCGTTCTCGACGCCGAGCCGGAGTTCGCGCCGCCGGCGCTGACGTGCTGCGTGAGTGCCAAGGCGACGGGCGGCGCGTATCACCGTGACGGTTGCAAGGCGGTCGCATGACCGCTCGCGGAGCTCGCACACCGCCCACGTCGTCTCTGTGGGAGTGCCGCCGTGCTGTGTTCCGGTTCACCCTGGACGAGTGGCATCGCGGCCAGAACGTGACCATAGGCGACCCTCATTGGGCTGGCTACGAGCCGATCAGCGTCCTCGCGGAGCAGCCGTCCAACGACGGGATGGTGGACGTGACCGTGTGGTTCAGGAGGGCGACGTGAGCAACGGAACACCGCTGCCGTCGCACCCGATCGCCGTTCTGATCCCGGTGCTGAACCGGCCGCAGAACGCGCAGCCGGTGGTCGCTTCGCTCGAGCTGTCCGACCCGCACGGGTTGTGCAGGCTGCTCTTCATCTGTTCGCCGGGTGATGACGCGGAGATCGCTGCGTGCCGCCGAACGGGCGCGGATCTTCTGATCCTCGACACGCTTCCCGGCCCGGGCGACTTCGCGCGCAAGGTGCAGGCCGGGTTCGACGCGACCGATGAGCCGTTCATCTTCCAGGCCGCCGACGACGTCGAGTTCACCGACGGCTGGGCGGAGGCGGCGCTGTATGCGATCGACCGGGACGGCGGCTACGGCGTCTGCGGCACCGATGACCAAGCTAACCCGTTGGTGATGCGCGGTCTGCATTCGACGCATTCGCTGATCCGGCGGGCGTATGTGGACGAGTGCGGCGCATCGTGGGACGGGCCCGGGACGGTGTTTTCGACGGCGTATTCGCATCAGTGGGTGGACACCGAGCTGGTGGAGTTGGCGAAGGTGCGCGGCTGCTTCACGTTCGCGCACGGCAGCGTGGTCATCCACAGACATCCCCTCTTCGACCGCTCTGTTCCGATGGACGCGACCTACACGCGCGGCCTTGCGGACGGCAGCGCGGACATGGCGCTCTTTCACCGCCGCCAGCAGGACTGGCTGCGGCAGTTGGCGGTCGCATGAGCGCATATACGCCGATCGAGCATCGCTTCTGGCCGAAGGTCGCAATCGGCGCGGAAGACGAATGCTGGGAATGGCAGGCCTACCGAAATCCAAAGGGCTACGGAATCATTCGACCGTCACGCTCGACTACTTTTCTCGTCGCATCTCGTGTCTCATGGGAGCTGACGCACGGCCCGATCCCCGAAGGTCTCTGCGTCTGCCATTCATGCGACAACCCCCCTTGCTGCAACCCCGCACATCTGTTTCTCGGCACGAAGGCCGACAACGCCCACGACATGTACGCGAAGGGACGTCGGCCGACGGTTTACGGCGAGGCAACGGCGAACGCGAAGCTCACTGAGGACCTCGTCCGCGAAGTCAAGCGCCGTTACAGCGGCAAGCGCGGAGAAGTGATCGCGCTTGCGCGCGAGTATGGGATTCACCCAGGCACCCTTCTCGACGTCTTACGTGGCCGCACCTGGAGTCACGTCTCGTGACCGTCCTCTGCCTCGAACCGCACGCTGACGACTGCGCGCTTTTCGCCGCGTTTTCAGCGATGCAGCACGGAGCGCATGTTGTGACGGTGCTGTCGAGCCAGGTGCAGCACGACCGTGGCTACCGGATCACGCAGCAGCAGAGGCATGCGGAGAACCAGGCGGCGATGCGCGAGCTCGGCCTGACGCATGAGCAGTGGCATTACCCGGACGCGGCACCTGATTGGGATGCGGTTGAGGCGGCGATGCGTGTCGCGGATGATCTGCGTACACCGGAGCTGGTGTTCGTGTCGGCTGTGGAGCCGGATGGGCATGAGCAGCATTCTGCGGTGGGGTCGATCGCGGGCCGGGTGTTCGGCGAGCGTTGCCGCTTCTACCTCACCTACAGGCGCGGTCACGGTCGGAGCGTCGGACAGCCTGTGGTCCCGTCCCCGGAGCAGATCGCCCGGAAGCTTCGTGCTCTGGCGTGTTTCCGGTCGCAGATCGCGGAGCCTTCTACCCGGCCGTGGTTCCTCGACGGCGTTGGGGAATGGCTCGCGTGAGCGCGCGCGAGTTGTTGCCGTTCGTCCGTCGCTCGCGTCTCGAGCGGGCCGAGGGTCAGTTCGCGGGTGCGTGTCGGGAGCTTCGTCGGGTCGAGGCGATCCGGGAAGAGGCTGAGGTTACGTTGCACTTGATCGCGTCCCATCCGCACGGCGGGCTGCTGTCGAACATCGCTAGCGAGAAGCTCAGAAGGCTTGGGGAGAACTAGCTTGCAGTGCAGCGATCCATTCGCGCGTGGCGGCGACCGTCATCGGTTCTGGTGGGCCGACGCGAGCTACCTGCGTCCCGGTTTGTTCTACCGCCGCCGCCGTATCCTGCCGTTGCCGGCGGTGCCGCGGTTCTCGGTGGCCTTCTGGCGTGTCGAGATTTGGTCGAGCGCTCACTGGGACTTCCGCTGGCGGCGTCTGAACGCATACGGGCCGCCGCCGCGCGCTGTCAGGGCAGGACTTGGGCCTCTACGAATCGTGTTCTGGTACCGCGACCGCGAGGCCCGACGTGCTTGACGACATGCCGGTTTTCGGTTGCGTCAGGAAATCCGAGTCTGTGGTCAAAGGCTGCGGAATCTGCGGCACGTTCGCACGCTGGGTCGATTCGGTTACCGGTCCGGATTATTGGTCGCTGTCGTGTGGTCATGTCGAAGCTCCGGTGGATCTAATCGTGACGACTTCGGTTCGAGTAGCGAAATGAGCATGCGGCCTGGACTTCAAGATCGGGAGGTCGCTAGAGGTACCCGTGAACAGCGAGCGGTCGCACCCTCGGCTGCCGGGGCGGGCCTCCCGAATACCTCCAGTGCGCGCCGATGAGCGTCGGCCTGTATCTGATGACGCAGAAAGGGTTGGCCGTCCTCGAAGCCGCCCTGGACTCAGGTGTGCAGATCGCGCATGTGACGACGGCGGCGGCGGAAGGGATGAACGACGACGCGCACCTCCAAATAGCGGCGCGCGCGAAAGCCTATGGCCTCCCCACGTTCCTGCGCGCCCACCCACCCGCGTTCACCGCCGATCAGTCGGTTGCGGCCGGCTGGCGGTGGATGCTCGACGTCCCCAACCTCGTCGTCCTGCACGACTCTTTGTTGCCGCGCTACCGCGGCTTCTCGCCTCTCATCACAGCATTGGTGAACGGGGAGTCGGAGGTCGGCGTGACAGCGTTCCTGGCGGAGACGGAGCCGGACACGGGGCCGATCGTGGCGCAACGGTCGATCCCTGTCGCCTACCCAACACGGATGCGTGATGTGTTGGACAGGCTCGTACCTTTGTACGGAGAGTTGGCCGCAGACGTGCTTGCCGGGGATCTCCGCTCGACGCCGCAGGACCATGCACGCGCGACGTATTCGTTGTGGCGCGACGAGCTGGACTACCGGATCGACTGGACGCGGGACGACCGGCGGATCGTCAGGCTGGTGGATGCGGCGTCGGATCCGTTCCCCGGCGCATGGACAACTCTCGACGGTGTGAAGGTGCGTGTGCCGCGCGCGGTGCCGGAACCGGACGTGCGGATCGAGGACCGCGTGCCGGGCAAGGTCGCCTTCATCCGTGACGGCGCCCCGGTGGTTGTGTGCGGCACCGGGCTTGTGCGGCTTCCTGGTGTTGACGTGCCGCTCAGGACGAGGTTCGTGTGACCAGGGGACTTGCATAACGTCCCCTGCGCCACGTAGGGTGACTCCCTGCGATGGCCGATACGTCCCCTGCTGCTGCCTCTGAGCCCGCGCCTGCCGTCCGGCCGTCGCAGTCCGCGGTGGGCGCGGACTCCGGGACAGCACTCGTCATCCGCGATTCGTCTTACTACCTCGACACTGTCCGCGAGGTGCGCGTCCTCGCCGAACGCATCGAGTCGATCGAGGATGCGAAGTCTCTCGCCGACCGTGCCGCAGCGGCGAAGGTTTGGGCGCAGCGCGCGAAGCTCGGCACGGACCAAGTGAACCTCGCCGCGGTCGCGCGGCTCTGGGCCGAAAGGCGAGCTGGCGAACTGCTCGCGACGATGAGAAAACTGGAAGGTGGCCGGCCATCCGACAAAACCCCTAGTCAACCGCGAGGGGTTTCTCTTGAAGATCTCGGTGTCACCTACGACCAGTCGTCGCAGTGGCAAAAGCTCGCCGAGGTCCCGGCCACGAAGTTTCAAGACGCGCTCGACCAAGCTGCCTCCGAGGGCGTCGTCTCCCGTTCGCGCGTCATGTCAGTCCACTACTCGTCCGAGACGGACATGTGGTCGACACCGCAAGCGCTCTTCGACGAACTGGACGCGGAGTTCGGCTTCACGCTCGACGTATGCGCGACGAAGGGCAACGCGAAGTGCCGCAAGTTTTTCACGGAAGCCGACGACGGTCTTGCGCAGGAATGGCGCGGAACGTGCTGGATGAACCCTCCCTACGGAGACGCGATCGTGGGATGGGTCCGCAAGGCGTACGAGTCGTCTCTGCTTGGCACAGTCGTCGTCTGCCTCGTTCCCGCGCGCGTCGACACGGGGTGGTGGTGGGACTACTGCCGCCACGGACAGATCCGGTTTCTGCGCGGGCGACTCAAGTTCGGTGATGGCGCGAACAGCGCACCGTTTCCGTCGGCTGTTGTCGTCTTTCCGCACGCACCGAGCGTCATCTGGTGGGAACGGTGACGCAGTTCGCCGCTGGCATGCATGGCGACATTGGCGGTGTGCAGTGGCGTGTCGTTGAAGGGAAGAAGAGCATCAACGACTTACGGCTCGATGTCTACATTCCACGGTGGGTTCCGCCGCAGATGTCCGTCGGTTTTCTCTTTGCCGACTTCTACGCGTTCAATGAACGGCGTTTGTCACGCGACGGCTACCTTGCGCGAGCAGTCGCGGACGCACCGGGCGCGCGGTACCTTCACTTCCTGGGCGCGGCAATGCAGGAGTGGATCGGCTGGGAAGGCGCGGCCGAGCAGCTTCGCCTAGAGCGCGAGTTCAAGAAGCGCGCACGAGACGCGGCGTGACCTACAAGAAGTTGATGATCTGTCCGTGGTTCGGAGATGAACCCGCCTGGGCGCACCGCTACCACGCGAACGCCTCCCTCCTGCGCGAGCACGGCTACGACTTCCTCCACGACCGCAACCTCGACGAGTTCCGCGCGCGCGTTCGTGACAGGCTCGGCATCGGCTGCCCCATCATCCCCGGCAGCGCAAAAATCCACGACTTTCGGCCCGCGTTCGGCGAGCTGTACCGCGACGAACTAGAAGGCTACGACTTCTGGGGGCACACCGACTACGACTGCGTCTACGGCCGCATCCACATGTTCGCCACCGACGAGCTGCTCGACAGTTGCGACATCCAGACCGACAACGGCTACGACTACCTGTGCGGCCCCTGGACGCTCTACCGCAACGAGCCGCGCATCAACTCGCTCTACACGCTGCACCCCGACTGGGCCGACCTCCTCGAAGATTCTCACGTGTACGGCTGGGTCGAAACGTCGTTCACCGACATCGCCAAACGCGAAGCCCGCGTGCACCGGGAACGGTTCCACCGGCACACCGACCCCGAACTCCTCTCCACGGACGGCGACGGGCTCATGTGGGCCGACGAAGAAATCTCGTTCTTCCACTTCCGACACACGAAGACGTGGCCGGCCGTGCCGCTGGTGCAGGCGTGGCAGTCGTGAGCCGGACTGTCCTCATCTGCCCGCTATGTGAAATCCAGATCATTCAACTCGGCGACGATCCCGTGCCGTTCGAGCTATTCGCGATCGCTGGCGAGCAGGAAGCGCAGGTCAGAGCGCATCTACACGCGAATCACCCGGCGAGGCTTTGGCTATGGGATCGCACGCGGTGGACGTGGCTGATCAAAGGCCTGAAGAAGCGGTCAGCGTGAACGTCTCGGCCGTCATCGTCACGCGCGGCGATGTGGATCTGGCGCCTGTGCTTGACTCGCTGCCTCGCGACTGGCAGAAGGTGATCTGGAATAACATCGAACGCGACGACCTGAGCGTCTACGGACGGTACGCCGCCATCGAGGAATGCGAGCATGATGCAATCTTCGTTCAGGACGACGATTGCGTCCTACCGCCAGAGACGATCCAGGAGCTGCTTCGCGTGGCGTTCACGCCGCGCATGATCATCCGCGGCCCCGGCGACGACCGCGAGATCCCCGACGCCGTAGGGCCCGCGATTGTCGCGAACATGCCGCAACGGTTCCGCGACACCGGCTTCTACAACGACCACTGCTTGCTCGGCTTCGGCGCGATGTTCCACCGCGATATCCCCGCAATGGCGTTCGGGAAGCTCGCAAACGCGTTCGGTATCGACGACGTTCTCGCCGCCGTCGATCAGGACCCAGACTTTTTTCGCCGCACCGTCGACATCGTGGTCACCGCTCTGACGCCGCGCATCCTCGTCGACCTGCCATACGAAGACCTGCCGTGGGCGTCCGCACCGAACCGCATGTGGAAGACCGACGGGCACGTCGCCGAGCGCACACGGATGCTCGAGCTCGTCCGCCAAGTCAGGGACGCCGAGTGAAGGCGCCGCGCTTCGTCTGGAACTGGGACCTGCGCTGGCCGTGGCTCGTCATCTGGCAGCCGTGGGGCGCGCACGGATGGACGCCAACGATGCGCATCCTGAAAGTCGGGCCACTCGTACTCCACGTCTGGCGCAACCCCCGAAGGATCAACGCGTGATCGTCGACGTGATCTACCTGACGTTCAACCGTCTCGCGTTCACCCAGACATCGTTCGCGGCGCTGCTCTCCAACACCGACTGGCAGCACGTCGACCGGCTGATCGTCTACGACGACGGTTCCGAAGACGGCAGCCGCGAATGGGTCGGTGAAGCCATCGCCGCCTGCCCCGTCCATGCGGAGGTGCGAGCCGAGAAACACCTGGGACCCGTCGCGATCATGTTGCGCCACCTCGCCGACCCCGACAACGCTGCCTGGTTCGCCAAGATCGACAACGACTGCTGCGTGCCGCCCGGATGGCTGCCCGCCATGCTGTCCGTCCTCGAAACGAACCCGCACGTCGAACTGCTCGGCATGGAAGCAGGCATGACCGCCGTACCCGGACGCGACGGCGCCGCGTTCGACGGGGTCTACGGGTTCGAGCCGGCAACGAACATCGGCGGCATCGGCCTGATGTCGCGCGCCATGTTCGACCGGCTGCCCGCGATGCTGCCGGACGGCCGCAACGGATTCTCAGAACTGCAACACACCTACGGGCCAGTCCGCGGATGGATCAAACCCGATCTTCCGGTCGCGCTCCTCGACCGTGTCCCCGCCGAGCCGTGGCTGACGCTCTCGGCCGGCTACATCGCGGACGGCTGGCAGCGCCCGCAAGGCGTCTGGGATCCGTACTGGATGGGTTGGGCATACGAATGGCTTCCGGCTGTCGAGGAGGCCGCGTGAGAACACGGCTGATCATCGGGACGATCAACGCGTGGCCCGACGACACCGAGTGGCGCAACTTCACCCTGGACGTGCAGCCGCGCGGCATCTGGCATCCCGAACTGAACATGATCGTGCAGCCGGACTTCGTCGCCGACATGACCATGCTCGCCGACTTCCGCGACGAGATGTTCGACGAGATCCGGGCGCACCACGTACTGGAGCACGTGACCCGCGACGACGGCGTGAAAGCGCTCGAGCAGATCAGCCGTATCGTGAAGCGCGGCGGCATCCTGGACGTGGAGGTGCCGGACCTCGACCGAGTGACGGCCGCCTACACGGCAGGCGAGATCGACGCGGACTCAGCACGTCAGTGGCTGCTCGGCGAGCAGCTCGCGAACCATCGCGACCCCGACACGCACAGAATGCTGTGGACGGAGGATGAGCTACGCGTCGCGCTCGAACATTCCGGCTACCGCGTCGGCGCACGCGAGGACACAGAGCTTGCGCTGCGGTTCCGGGCTGCGCGGCCATGAAGCTCGTCGCTTCGCTGATCGTGCGCAACGAGCTCGGCCGCTACCTCGAAACCTGTGTCGAGCATCTGCGGGAGTTCTGCGACGAGATCAGGATTGTCGATGACGGCTCGACCGACGGTACGTTCGAGTGGCTGGCCGTGCAGCCGCAGGTGGATGTGGCGCAGCTTCCGCAGTCGCGGTTCTTCGACCATGAGGGACGGACGCGGCAGTCGCTGCTCGAGTGGACGCTGATGGGCAGGCCGACACACGTGCTCGCGGTCGACGCGGACGAGGTTGTGTCGGGCGGGGCGGCTGTCCGTGAGGGGTGCCGGGCGGGTGTGGAGATCATGTCGCTCGAGATGCGCGAGGTGTGGAAGGCGCAGTCCGGATGTTTGTGTGTGCGCGGCGACGGCGGCTGGCGTCCGCACGGGGTGCCGGCGGTTTGGCGTGTGCCGCCGGATCCGTCTCGGTTCCGGATCGCGGACCGTGCGTTGGCTTGTGGCCGTGTCCCGACGATCGTGGATCAGGCGCGCGCCCAATCGGTCGACGCCGCCATTTGGCATTTCGGCTGGGCGAACGAGACGGAACGGGTCGCCCGTCATCAGCGGTATGCGGTCGCGGACGGCGGACGGTTCCACCGCTCCCAGCATCTCGACTCGATCATGTGGCCCGACAGCCAGGTCGCGATGCACCCGTACGACTGGCCGACCGCGCTCGGGCCCTACCGCGACCGGATCCTTGACCGCTGCAACCCGAAGGAGCCCATATGGCAGGCATAACCCGCACAGTCCACCCGTCTTCAACGTTCGCGTGGAAGCCGCTCGCACAGATGATCCCCGACATGCACTTCGGGCCGCCACCGGGAGCGAACGGCGACGCGGCACAGGCGGACCCGCCGATGGGGCTCGCGTTCATCGACCCGGACGGCGAAACGCACGTGTTCGTGTTCAACGAAGACGGACGGCAGAAACTGCTCGAGGCGCTGACGGGCGGCATCGTTCTGCCGGGGATAAAGCATTGACCTGGCATGTCCCGTCGCCGTGGATGTTCTTGCTTCTTGCGTTGGCGGCGTACCGTCTGACGCGGTTCGTCGGCTGGGATTCGATTTCCGAACCTGCACGCGCGTGGGTGACGGGGCGGCATGAGACGGGGTCGGGGAAGGACGCGCGCGATAGCGACAAAGGGGTGAAGACGCGCCGCTACCGGCCGAAGGTGGACGAGTTGCTGCACTGCCCGTACTGCGTTTCATGGTGGCTGTGCGTCGCCGGGTTTGTTGTCTGGCAGTGGTGGCCGCACGCGGTCGAGGTGCTCGCGGTTCCGTGGGCCGCGTCGGGTGTCGTCGGCCTGATCAGCAAGGTGCTGGACGCCTGAGGTCTGGATCGGGGACTAGGCAAACGTCCCCTCTGTCCCATACGATGCGGCAGCATGTATGCCACCGACCAGGCCGTCGCGGTAAGCGCCGAGCAGCTCGAGCGCTTCATCGACAGGGTTGAGCTACTCGCGAACGGCTGTTGGCGGTGGCGAGGATGTCTCGCGAAGAACGGTTATGGGCGGTTCTCGGTCGGCCGTGGCAAGAACGTTGCCGCCCACCGATACGCATGGCTCTGGTTGAAAGGGCCGATCCCGGAGGGGCTCGTCATCGACCATCTCTGCCGCAACCGTGACTGCGTGAACCCGGAGCATCTCGAACCCGTGGAGCAGCGCGAAAACCTACATCGCGGGTTGCAGTTCGATCTCAAGACTCACTGCAAGCACGGCCACGAATACGTGGCAATCAAGCACGGAAACAATCTCTGGTGCCGCGACTGCAAGAAGGCCCACGATCACAAAATGTGGCTGCATCGGAAGGCGCGACTTCATGCGGCAGGAACGGCGAACGCTATGGAAGGAGCAAGGCACACATGAGCCCCTGTAACTGTGGCGGGTCGGGTCAGTGGCAGCCAGCCACGGAGCAAGCACAACCGCAAGCAGCCGTAAGCGGCCCGGCGGCGCCCGGCTACTTCTCGGAGGCCCCGAAGGTCTGGAACGGACCGCAGCCCGCACAGACGAAGCCCACCTCCTAGCTTGCAAACGTTCCCGTCCTGATGCAGCTCCCCGGCAGGCGTCAGACGCCCCGTGCCGTCACCGCGTCGGCGGCGCGCGCGACGATCAACAACTCCGCCTCCATGCGCCGGCTCGTGCAGCCGTGGCAGGAACGCGCGCTCGGCTACTACGACAGCCTTGGGCCGATCAAGTTCGCCGGCGGCTTCTACAGTCGCGGCCTCACGAAGCTGCGGATCTTCCCGGCGATACTCGACGACAACGGCGAGCCGCAAGAGACCGAGGACAAGACGTTGCGGGAGTTGCTCGACCGGGTGCAGGACCCCAACGGCGGCCGCACGAATCTCCTCGGCACCTACGGGCGGCTGCGGTTCCTGATCGGCGAGTCGTACCTGGTCTGCACGTTCGACGACGAGATCGGCGAGAAGTGGGAAATGCTGTCGGTCGACGAGCTGCGCGTGAACTCGTCAGGCACCTACACGCGGATGATGGCGCCGCAGCTCGGGACATCCGAGCTGAAAGCTGTGCCGGACGACGAGTTCGAGCCGTTGCCGGACAGCGCGATCGTCTACCGGCTCTGGCGTCCCCACCCGCGCTTCTCTCTGCTCGCCGACTCGTCCGTGATGGGGATCCTCGACGAGTGCGAGGAGCTTCTGCTTTTGCAGGCCGCCGTCCGTGCGCGTGTCCGTTCCAGGCTTGCCGGCAACGGCATGCTTGTGATGGCCGCTGACATCTCACCTCCGCCGCTCGAGGTCGTCGGCGACGAGGACATGCCGGCGGACCCGTTCTACGCCGACCTGATCGACCATCTGACCGCCCCGATCCGAGACGAAGGATCAGCGTCCGCGGCGGCACCGCTGCTGCTCCGCGTCGACAAGACCCTCGTGAAGGACGGCTTCAACTTCCTGTCGTTCCGCGATCCGAACGAGGAATACCGCGAAGCGAGCCTGCGCGACGAGTGCATACGCCGGATCGCGATCGGGATCGATATGCCACCCGAAGCGCTGACCGGCGTGGGGACCGTCAACCACTGGGGGGCATGGACGATCGACGAGCAGATCTGGAAGGCGCACCTGCAGCCCGTCGCACAGGAGTTCGCCGACGACGTCACCTCCGCCTACCTTCGCCCCGCCGCCCGCGACGCCGGGTTCACGGATTGGCAGCGGGTCGTCGTAGCCTACGACGCCGCCGAAGCGATCAACCACCCCGACCGGGCGAAGGACGGCAAAGACCTGTACGCCGCCGGTGTGATCGGCAAAGCCGCGTTGCGCGAAGTGACCGGCTTCGACGACACCGACGCGCCCACCGAGCAGGAACGGGCCGAAAGCATCGGCATCAAAACCCGAGACTCGTCGCTCGCCTGGTACGGCATCCCATCCGTGCGTGCCGGCGGCCTGGAGCCGGAACCGGGCGAAGTCGAGAACGCCCAAGGCTCCTCGGCTGATCCTGCCGCCCCGACTGTCGGCTCCGAGGTCGAAGCTGGCCCGCCCGAGGGTGGCCCGTCCCCGATCACCGCCGCGGTTGTGCTGGATCCGCTGCTCGGCCGTGTGCTGGGCGCCGCGGAACTGGCGGTCGAGCACGCACGCAAAACGGCGGGGTCGCGGCTGCGGACACGGGCGAATAACGGCTGCCCGTCGTGCAAGGAGCGTCTGGTCGATGTGCCGCAACAGCTTGTCGCGGCGACGCTCGGCCGTGAGCAGGTGCGCGCGTTGAACGCGCCGGCCGAGCTCGAGCTGGTCGCGGGGTCGGGGCTTCCGTTCGTTGCGATGCTGACCCGCTGGGGCTACCCGTCCGACCAGGCGGCGGCGGTCGGCGCACAGGTGGAGCATCACGCGGCCCGCACCCTGTACGAGGCCGAGCCGGAAGGTTTGCCGGCCGGTTTCACTGAGTGGGTGCAGCGGCTCGGCGTTGAGGAGCCGGTCGCGGCGTGAACACCGCTGCGTTCAACCGGCATCTCGAGACGGGACGTGTGCGGGCGGAAGAACATTTGGCGGCGCTCGAGCGCGGCTACCGGCTCACGCTGCGCGCGGCGGGCAGGCATGCGGCCGACCGCTTCTCCGCATTGGCGACGGATCATTTGACGGCAGCCGTCGATCCGAAGTGGTCGCCGCCGGAAGAGTCGCAACTGTTGAACGGCGAGACGATGCAGCAGGACGCACGGAAACGCACACTGGCGGCCCGCAAGAACACTCTGAAGGCCGTGATGGCACCCGCACTCGCGGAGGTCGGGGTGGGGTTCGACCTGACGAACCCGTTGATCGCCGGGCTCGTCGACGGTCTCGGCGCCCGCACCACCGACCTCGGCGACGCGATCAGCGCGCAGATCGCGCAGGCGGTCGCGGACTCCTACCAGCAAGGCCTGTCGATCCCGAACACCGCGGCGGCGATCCGGGCGGCCGTCGACGGCATCTCGGATGTGCGCGCCACCATGCTCGCCCGCACCGAAATGATTTCGCTCGTAAACGGCGGCTCGATCGCCGCCGCACGCCTCGTCAACGGCGCTGCCGATGGGGGCGAGCCGCAGGTCGGCTACAAACGCTGGCTCGCGACAGAAGACGAACGAACACGGGAGACGCATGCGGAGGCGGACGGCCAGGTCGTCGCGATCGACCAGCCTTTCCAGGTCGGCGGCGAACAAGCGGACTTCCCGGGCGACCCAGGCCTGAGCGACGAGGAAGCGATCAACTGTTTCCCCATGGACACGAAGGTCGAGTTCCCAGGGCTACGAGCGGTGATGCGTCGGCGGTACGAAGGAGATCTCGTTCGCATTCGCCTCTCCTCCGGAAACGAACTCGCCGGTACCCCGAATCACCCGGTATTGAGGTCTGACGGGGAGTGGGTTGCTCTTGGCGATCTCCAAGAAGGCGAGTATCTCGTCTGCGCAAGCGGCGTTGGGCAGGCGCCGGGAACACCAGACCCAGATCGTCCACCATCCGAGATCGGCGAGGTCTACCGTCTTGCGAGCGCTGGTGCTGAGCCCCATCGGATACGCCTTGCTCCACCAGACCTCCACGGCAACGGGGCGCACGGTGAGGTCGACGTTGTAGCCGTAGACGGGAGTTTGCTCATCGACAGCGAGGCCGCGACCGATGAGCAGGTCACGGAGTTCGGGTTCGCCGTTGCCGACTACGCGCGCGCGGGCGAGCGCATTTGCGATACGCAAATCGGAGGTTCTCACGCGAGGGCTGCGACCCTTCCGTCTGGCGGCATTCGCGGCAAGCGCGAGCTCTCGCCGTTCAGAATCCGTGAGTCGGCTCATGCGGAGCAGGTTCGCTTCGGAGCCGGATCGGATCGGAAGCCCCAGCTCCTTGAGCCGACGCGTGACGACCTGCCTGCTCGTTCCGAGCGCCTCGCTTATGGCGAGCACGCTTTCCCCGCGCTCGTATCTCTCGCGCAGATCACCAAGGTCGAGCGCCACGCGTTTCACGGGGACGTAGGGGACATCGACACAGGTCACGGATGGTACACCAGCGAGGGAGTAATCGTGAAAAACTGCCGCTGCACCGTCACGTATCTCGAAGCAGCCGAAGCCGTCAGCGAAACCGAAGACATGGCGCTCGCCGCCGCATCAGCCCCAGAAGTCTCGAACCTCGCGATGGTCGCCGTCTATCCGCGCTTCGAGGAGGCCCAGACACTCGCCACCCCCGAAGGACAGGATGCTGGAAGTCTGCATGTGACGCTGCTGTTCCTCGGCGAGGCAGACGCGCTTGACGCACCCCGAGCACATCAGGTGGCCGGATCAGTCGCGCAGTCCCTCCCACCCCTCGACGGAACGGTCGGAGGTGTCGCGAGCTTCGGCGAGACGCCCGACGGCTACCCGGCGATCGTCCTGCCTGACGTCCAGGGGCTTTCGACGCTGCAGGAAGCTGTGCGCTCGGCGCTCGCCGACGCCGGAATCGAGTCTCCGTCCGAGCACGGATTCCTGCCGCACATGACTCTCGACTACGCCGACACCGCAACCCCTCCCGACGAGGAGGCGATCGGTGCGCCGCTGCACTTCGACGCGCTATCGGTGGTGGTCGGAGGAAAACGCACCGATTACCAGTTGGCGGCCTCTACCGAATCTCCGACCGACGCTGTAGCCTCTGGAGGACACATGGCCGAGTCACCCCAAGACACCCTGACGGCCGACGTGACAGTCACGGTCGGAGACAGCACCGCCGCCGAACAAGCCGACGATGCCGCGCAGGTTCGTTGGCAGGCGGTGTTGTGCGTCGAAGGGGAGCCGACGGAGGACGGACGGATGTTGGAGGCCGGGTCGATCACCTGGCGTGACCTGCCGCTGTCGCTCGGCGTGATGTTCGAGACCCCCCATTCGTTCGAGGCTTCCGCGGAGATCGGCGGCCGCATCGACCGCATCTGGCGTGACGGCAACCTGATCCGCGGCGAAGGCGTCTTCACGCAAGACGACGTCGGCCGGCGTGCCGCCTGCTGTTCGTCGTCACCGAGGGTGTGATTGGTGCGGCGACCGTCTGCCCCTACCAGGCGATCGCAGGCGCCACCATCTCGGTCGTCGCGGCCGCCGCCGGCGAGGGCGGGCCGGACCGCGCGACGCTGAACCGCGAAACCTGCTTCGTCCTCACCTATCCGCAGCCGCCGGTCGAGCGGGCACCGGATGACGCGTTGACGGTGCTCGCCGCCGCGACGGAAGCCGACCGTGCCGCCGCGGTCGAAAGGACGCTTGGCGACTACATGATCCTGACCGCTGCTGTGTCCGAGTTGAAGGACGCCGTCGAGTCGCTCGAGCAGCGCTCGTCACAGCGCGAAACGTTCAACGCCGCCCTTGTCGAAACGTTGCGCGGCATCGCGACACCGCTCCAGCAGCTCGCGCCACTCACCGAAGCCCTGACGGCTTCGACTTCCAGTGTCGAGACGCTGACTCAACTGGCTGAGAGCAGCCGGCTGATGTTGGAAGCCGTGTCGGCGCTCGCGCTCCGGGTTGAGCAGGGAGAAGCCGCCAGCGAAGCGCTCGCCGCGTCCGCGCTCGAAGAGAGAGACGCAGCCCGTGACGCCTACGCCGCAATGGGGGCGCAGATCGCCGACAAGATCGCCGCGATCAGCGACGACGGCGGTGCGATGCGCGTGCTGCGCGACGACAGCGGACGCATCATCGGCTTCGAGTAGCCGCCCGAATGGCGAGCGTCGACAAGCAGACGAGGGCGCTGATCGTCGACCTCGAGGAGAGACTCGGCGAGATCCCGGCCGGCCCGCAGGGCGACAAGGGCGACAAGGGTGACCGCGGCGATAAGGGAGAGAAGGGCGACAAGGGCGATCCCGGCGAGAAAGGGCAGCGCGGCTTCTCAGGCTCGGGCGCTGTTGGTGCTGCCGGCCCGCCCGGCGTTGGTGTTCCGGCGGGTGGCACGACCGGGCAGGTGTTGGAGAAGGCGTCGAACACGAACTTCGACACCGGCTGGGTTGACCCGGCGGGAGGTTCACGGCCGGATGTGACGGATGGCGTCACCACGGTCGCGGCACCCGCGGCGATCGAGTTCGTCGGCGCGACGGTCGCGGATGATGCTGGCAACGCGCAGGTGACGGTGGTGGGTGGTTCCGAGACGTTGGCGGAAGTGCTCGCGAACGGTGCGGACGCGGGCGGAGCGACGATCGACGGGCTCGCCGATCCGACGCTCGACCAGCAGGCCGCGACGAAGGCATACGTGGATGCGAACGACGGTTCCCAGACCGCCGCCCTGGCCGCCGAAACCGCCGCGCGCGAGGCCGCAGACGCCGGACTACAGCCACTCGACTCGGATCTCACCGCCATCGCGGCGCTCTCGACGACGGCCTACGGTCGAGCGATACTCGCGCTCGCCGACGCGGCTGCGCTGCGCGCCGCCGCCGCTCTCGGGACCGCAGCGACCTCGGCCACAACCGATTTCGACGCCGCCGGCGCGGCCGCCGCTGCCCAGGCGGCGTCGCAGCCGCTCGACAGCGACCTGACGGCAATCGCGGCGCTGGCGACGACCGCGTTCGGCCGAGCCCTCCTCACCACCGCCGACGCCGCCGCCGCACGGACGGCGACCGGGGCGATCAACCGCGTTCAGGACGCGACCGACGTCACGGTCGCCTCGCTCGCTCAGGGCGACCTCCTCCACTACGACTCTGCCACCTCGAAGTTCAAGAGCGGCCGCCGCGAGAGCTACCTAAAGGTCGAGGACTACTACGACTCCGGGTCGGTATCAACAGACATAGGGCCGGCGATCAACAGGGCGATCACAGCGGCGGCCGCATTGACGACCCCGACGAAGGTGGTCATGCCCGCGGTTAGCGCGCCGCTCGCGACGGCGATCACGCCGGCGAACTACGTCTCGCTGATCGGGCAGGGCTGGGGCAAGACGGTGCTGCGTATCACCGGCGGTATTCACGGCATCACCCTGCTCGGCGCGAAAGCCACCCCGCTTCTCGGCGTCGACTTCCAGGACTTCGAGATGGACTGCACCGCCCAGACCGGGCTCAACAAGGCGATCTTCATCCAGTGGCTTCGACGCTGCCGTTTCGAGCATCTCTACATCCATCAGGCTGGCGCGACGGGGCTCGGCTGCGACTTCCTCGTCGATTGCCTTCTCGACGACATCTTCGCCGACAGTTGCGGCGCGGCCGGATCGGGATCGTCGGGCGGCTGCGCAGGCGTCGGGATCGGCACCTACCAGGCATCCGACTGGTACGGCGCGCTGACGCTCCGCTCGATCGTGTCGCGCAACAACAAGCGGGCCGGGATCTTCTTCGAGACGCAGACAGTCTCGGCCGGAACCGCGTTGCAGGAGGGCGTGAAGGTGCTGGCGGCGGACTGCTCATACAACGGCGACCACGGGATCGGAGACGCTGGCTGCACCGGCCTCGAGGTGATCGGCGGCCACAGCCACCACAACGGCGGCAACGGTTTCTGCGTCTACGCCGGGACGATCAGTTCGGGCACGCCCGGAGACGAGGGACTCGTCACCGGGCTCGACAGCCACGACAACACCGGCATCGGTTTCTACTTCGACGGCTCCTCGAAGCTGCCGGGCAGCTACACCCTCCGCGGTGTCAAAGCCCGCTCGAACGGGACATACGGCATCCAGGTGTTCGACACCGCCACCGGGACACAGGCTCGGTTCACCGTCCAAGACAGCGACTGCGAACTGAACGGCAAGGCAGGGATCGCAGTGATCGGCTCATCAAGCACCGTCGACCAGGTGCAACTGATCGGTAACCGGTTGCGTGCGAACGGGCAGAACGGAGCCGCGAGCGCGGAGACGCGCGCCGGGATTTACCTGGGCGGCACGATCACAAACGCGATCGTCCGAGACAACCGCGCCTACGACGACCAGGGCAGCCAGACGCAAACCTACGGGTTCGTCGTCGCGACGAGCGCGTCGGTGACGAACCTCGACGAACGCGACAACGACTGGCGCACCAACCTGACCGGCGCCCGCGACATCGCCGGGACCGTCTCCGGGACCGTGTACCGGCAGCGCAACCGCGGCGACGACGCAGCCGACGCGATCCTCGCCGCGAACAACCAGACCGGCACCACCTACACCCTCGCGCTCGCCGACGCTGGCGAGGTCGTCGAACTGAACAACGCATCCGCGATCACCCTCACCGTCCCACCGAACTCCTCGGTGGCGTTCCCGATCGGCGTCGTGGTCGAGCTCTTCCAGCAGGGAGCGGGACAGGTGACCGTCGCCGCCGGTGTCGGGGTCACGATCCGCAGCCCCTCGAGCAAGCTGAAAATGACAGGCCAGTACGCGGGCGCGTCGCTGCGCAAGCGCGGAACGGACGAATGGACGCTCGAAGGGAACCTCTCCGCGTGACCCGCTCCCCTGTCGCGAGGCGTGGCGCGTTCGCTGCCGCCGACGCAGCGTCCGTCTCTCCGATCTTCGCGAGCGATCTTTTCACCGACACCGCCGGCGTCACGCTTCCTTCGCACTCGATGACCGCAGGCGGCCCCTGGGTTGCGCACGGCTCCTACAACAACAACGGCGTCATCTCCAGCGCGAACCGTGCCCGATCCGGCAGCGCCACCCTCACGTTCGGCTACTACGCCACCACCCCTCCAGGGAGCGCCGACTACAGCGTCGCCGCCGACCTCGTCGTCGTCTCCGCGAACGGCAGCATGGGCGTCGCAGGCCGCATCTCCACCAGCGCCGACACCATGTACTTCACCCGCTACAACTCGGCCGCTAGCCGGTGGGAGCTGTTCAGCCTCGTCGCAGGCGCAGCAACATCACTCGGCACCTTCTCGCAGGCTCTCACCGTCGGAAACACCTACAACGTCAAGCTTTCGATGGTGGGCACAGCGATCTCCGTTCTGATCGACGGTGTTTCACGCATCTCGGTCACGAACTCCGCTGTGACAGTGGCAGGACGCGCCGGGCTCCGCGGCACAGGCGGCGCTTCGGGCGGCACCGACGCGACGAGCTACCACCTCGACAACTTCGTCGCGTCGGCATAGAGCGGAACGGTAATCGAGAATCAATGACCGCCCGCGCCCCTATCATTTCGCCCATGCTGGCTCTCACAGCCGCCGCCGCCGGGCTTGCGCCGCTCGAACCCCCGTCGGAATGGTTCGACGACCCGGAGCTCTTCGAGCCGACCGCGCTGACCGTGACGCGCGACGGGCAGGTGTACGGACACGCGGCCCTGTGGGACTCCTGCCACACCGGGTATCCGGGACGTTGCGTCTCCCCTCCTCGTTCCCGTAGCGGTTACAGCCACTTCCATCTGGGTCTGATCACATCGTCCGACGGTGTTCAGATCCCTGTGGGCAAAGTGACGTTGGCGGCCGGGCACGCCTCGACGTCGTATCGGATGACGGAGGCGGACGCGCGCGCGCACTATGACGACACCGGGACCGTGGCGGCGTTCGTCCGGGCCGGCGAGGACGAGCATGGCATCTGGCTTGCGGGTGCTGTCCGTTCTGATCTTCCGGCGGAACGGCTGCGTGATTTGCGAGCGAACCCGATCTCTGGTGACTGGCGTGGCGGCGAACTGATCGCGTTTCATGCGGTCCCGACGCCGGGGTTCCCTGTGCCGCGTGCCGCGGTTCGTTTGGCGGCGTCGGCGGCGGAGCAGCCGTTGGCGCTGGTCGCGTCGGCGGGTCTGCGGACGGTGGTTGAGGAGCAGCCGCGGATGGCCCGTCCCGGTTTCGGTCGCTGACCCGGATCGTCGCCCGCATCCAGCACCACCCGTCCCGTGCAGGGCTTCTGCCGGCGTTGACGGAGGCGCTCGCGGGGTTGGATCCGCAGGAGGTCTGGGATCCGCAGCCGGGTGCGGCGGTCGCGAACGCGTGGCGCTCCTACCGCGCCTGCCTCGAATCAGCACCCGACGAAGCGTCGCATCTGCTTGTGATCCAGGACGACGCGACCGTCTGCCGACATTTCGCCGCGACGTTGCGGCGGATCGCTTGTACGCATCCCGACCGGATCGTGTGTCTGTTCGTCGGCGGCGCACCCGCACGGTCAGCCGAACTGATCCGGCAGGCCGGGGCGCGCGACGAACGCTACGCCGAGCTCGACCCGGCCGAATGGCTGCCGTGCGTCGCGACCGTGTGGCCCACCACCTTGATCGGGCCGCTGCTCGAGTTCGTCGACGAGCGGATGTGGCGGAACGGCCATCTCGGAGACGACCACCGGCTCGGCGAGTTCGTCCGCCACCAGCACATCATCGCGCTCGCGACCGTCCCGAACCTTGTCCAGCACGAAGACCGGGTGCCGTCTCTGATCGGGACGCACGCGCTCGCCGGCCTGAACCCCGCAAGGATTGGCTGCTGCTTCATCGGCGACCACGACCCACGCGAACTGGACTGGTGACACGAGGGGACTTGTGTCCGACCACCCGGTCTGGTACTACTTCACGCATCCGGTCGGGCGCATAGCAGCCAGCCGGTAGCCAGAGCCGTAGGCCTCTGAGCGTCCAGAGCACTTTCAACGCTGACGCTTTCAGGAGGCCCACGCATGAAGCCCTCGCTGTTCCCAGAGATCCCGGCCGACCTGAACTCGGCCACAGACGACGAGCTCGCCACCCTGCACGCCGACCATCTCGCGGCCATCGCGAAGATCAAGGCGAACGACACAGACTTTCTCGGCGAGCTGTCCGCAACGGACATCATCGGCCAGCTCACCGCAGGCCGCGACCAGGCGAAGCAGATCGAAGGCGAAGTCGCCGCCCGCAAAGAGGCGCAGGAGAACTTCGCCGCGAAGGTCGAAGAGCTCACCGCCGACATCGAGCCGCTCGCCGCGACCGACACCGAGACGGCCGAAGTGACCGACGAGGTCGAAGAGGCCGCCGTCGAGACGCCGGACGAGCCCGTCGCGGAAGCCGACGAGACCGCGGTCGACGAGCCGGTCGAAGAGCCGGCCGCTGTCGAAGAGCTCGAGGCAGTCGCCGCGGCCGCCGTCCCGGCAAGGCTTGCACGGCCGCCGAAGGCGTCGAAGCAGCACGCGCCTGTGGCGGCGCAGCCGCGCGGTGCGGCGCTCGTGGCGTCGTCCGGTCTCGACGCGGTCGCACGTCCCGGCGAGGTCCTCGACCGCGACAGGCTCGCGCTCGCGATGCAGGAGGCGTTCCTGCGCAACTCGGCCGTCCCCGGCGCAGCCGACGTGGTTGTCGCGTCGGCCCGCTACGAGTTACCGGAGGAGCGGACGCTGCACCCCGACGAGCCGATGCGGGTCCTGCAGGACAAGATCGATGCCGTCGTCGGCGAGGAGGCGCTCGTCGCGTCCGGCGGCCTCTGCGCCCCCGTCACCCCCTACTACGAGCTGCAGAACATCGCGGTCACGGACCGGCCTGTCCGGTCGGCGCTCGCGGTGTTCCAGGCTGTCCGGGGCGGGCTGCGGTTCGCGGCACCGCCGACGATCGGCGACATCACCACGGCCGTCGGCCGGATCACGGCCGCGCAGGACGCCGCAGGCGGCTCGTCGGGCACGAAGACGTGTCAGACGGTCATCTGCCCGTCGTTCTCGGAGGTCGACGTGGCGGCGATCTACCACTGCCTGTCGGCCGGCAACCTCGGCGCACGCGCCTACCCGGAGCAGGTCGCACAGTTCATCGACCTCGTGATGGCCGCCCACGCACGCGCGGCGGAGACGGCGCTGCTCGACGGGATCGCGGCCGGGTCGACGCAGGTGACGGCAGCCCAGGTGGGCGGCGCCACCGCGTCGCTGTTCCCGGCGATGCTGAGCGCGGCCGCCCAGATCCGGTCGCACTACCGGATGGCGAGCGACGTGACCCTCCGGGTCCTGATGCCCGCATGGGCGAAGGACTTCCTGAAGGCCGACATCGTCCGGCAGCCGTTCGACAAGTACCAGATCTCGGACGCCGAGCTGGCGACGATCTTCGCGTCGTTCAACCTGGCGGTGTCGTTCTTCCTCGACGGCGAGACGGGCGGCGGCCAGGTGCTGGCGGCCCAGAGCACCGGGGCGTTGAACGGCTGGCCGACGACGGTCAAGTGGTTCATCTTCCCCGAAGGCACCTGGCTGTACCTCGACGGCGGCACGCTCGAGCTCGGGCTTGTCCGCGACTCCACGTTGAACGCGACGAACACCTACCAGATGTTCGGAGAGACGTGGGAGAACGTCGCGAAGGTCGGAGCGGTGTCGTACGAGATCACGAGCACGGTTCAGGACACGGGTGCACTGTCGGCGCCGGTGACGATCACGAACCCGGCGTACTAGGCCGGAAGCGAGAAGAGCGAATCGGAAAGCAGGGAATGTCGGTGAGGCCGCAGATCCGCAAGG